GGGTCTTTATTGATAAACGCATTCCAAGCATGTTTCAGTCTGGAACCAAATGTCACCTCCATTTTGGTCATCACCTCCTTTATATTAAATGTTGGTCAAGAAGATCAATAAGCCGCACCAAGAGCAACTCTGCGCCAATTCTTATCGGCCGTTGTGTTGCCATCAAGGCACACGTACATATAGGTCTCGTCAACCATAATCTTCATACCGGAGGCGATTGTACCATCAACGCCACCACTTAAAGCGGTTGCATCGTCGTCGAAAGCAGCATTTGCCATCGTCTCACTGATTTTGATAGCATTTCCAATTGTACCGGCGACATCGGCCGTCAAAAGAACGTCGTTACCGTCGCCAGCAGAAGCGGTTACTCCAGAATTTGCGTTAGTGTTAACCGCCGCGATAACAACCAAAGAAGTATTTGCGGCCGTGCAATCTGTTCCGGAGCCAAGTGTAGTGGCTGCAAAAACGTTGGTTTCGGTAGTAAATGTCTCTGTTGTGGGAATGGTATTTCCAACCGTGCCGCCAATCAATGCAGTAATTGTGCTGGCGTTATCAGCGAAAGCAGAAGCTGTAACTGAAGCGTTTGCCGTATTGACGCCATCCGTGCCATTAATAGCAGCGACAATAGCATCCTGAGCTCCGGCCAAATCGGCGCCAATAGAGATTTCGCCATCAGCGTTTGCTGTTCCGACGGGCACAAAGATATAAGTTTTGGAGCCGATCGTCAACGTATCACCACTTGTAGGCTGTGTATCAACAGTCAAGGTCCCAGACGCTTTAACTGTCTTGCTTGTGATGTCTACAGCGATATTACTCGCTGATGTCTTTGTCTGAGCCGCATCGGCCAGAAACTCATACATATCGTCGCCAATTGTGAAAGTTTCGCCATCGATACAAACGCCAGTAACACCAAGCGTAGCGGTTGCAGCAACAGCATTGACTGGGGTGCCGGTTTCTCCAACTACGCCGATAATTTCCTGAAGTTTATTTCCAAGACTAACTTCCGGGTTCAACGACCTTGATATGTTGTTAAGCGTCTTCAGTTCAGTAGCTGTTAAATTATCCATAATTCATTCTCCTTTTTATTCAAATGCATCTTTGTTAAGTTTGTAAGCTATATAGGCATCCATCATAGCCGCGACAGCGTCGATCTTCTGTTCATATCGTTTCTTCAATAATTTACGGTTTCCATTCGTATCTTCCAGGGTTATGCAATTACCCATGGCAAAAGTCATTAGTTCCTCATCAAATAAAAGCATCCGCTCCTCAGAAAGTTTCTTTAACTCTCCCAAAGGAACGGACTCTGTTTTTGCACCCTGTATAATTTTTTCAATACCAAACGGACCATTTTCTGATTCCCAACGTTCAACAAATTCTTTTGCGTTGTACGGGTCAAATCCAAAACATCGAATATCATATCCACATTCATTTATGTGATTATCCAAGTCCTCATAAACCTGCATCATATCGAGTACAGTTCCCTCAAGAACGATCAAACTTCCTTCGTTCATAAATTGGTCATACTTAATTCGCATGGCTGCTGGTAATTTCATTAACGTTAATGAAGATATGTAGTTTCTGGTTTTTACACCAAAACAACCATTAGATAACGGAAACAAAAATGTAAACGCACAAAAATCGTCTCCCTGAGAAAGGTCGCCGCCTAATGCACAAGGCATCTGCCAGAAGTCTCGTTTTCTATGTGGAAGAGTTTCTTCGTAAGTGAAGTAATAAGTATAACCTTCCATAGGAATTCCGAAACGCTTTGCCAGAATATCGTTTCTGGCTGCTGGGGCTTTTTCTGCTCTTTCAACTTCAAGCTGATAAGTCTCGTAGCTAACAGTCTTTCCGAGATTCGGATTGGCTTTTAGCCACATTTCCGGCATTGAAACCTCATCAAGGGAATCAAGCTTATACCACCAAATCGAAACATGCGGGTTAATGTAATCACCTTTAAGAATATCAGATAGTTCCATTTTGATTGTATCGCCGCTTCCGTTTCGAACAGTACCTTCGGAACTCATAGCCACAATGAGATAGTCGTCCACGTTTTTTGAAGCGCCCTGTTCAATCGCGCCAACGACGTCTTCCCGTATATCACACGAAAGCCATTCGTCAACCGTAGCGATTTTGTCGTGTCTACCCTGGAGCTTGGCTATGCTCATCGGCCTCACTTCAAGGATGGAACCGGTCAGAAAGTTTTGGATACCCAGCTTAGTCGAAGCCAGTTTAACCCTATTCGCTTTGGAACCCGTTGTGTTTTGAAGAGAACCTTCGGTTAAGAAACGAAACAGGGGACCTCTGGATCTTGTTATAGATGTCCTAATTGGACCCACGACCTCGTCGGCTTGTTTCATAGTTGGGGCTGTCGTAACTTGCTGTGTGGTTGATGTATCGACATTTATAAAATAGCTCTGAATAGTCGAACCATACATTGTCTTAGCTGCGCCTCTTCCGACAATAAGATACTGTTTGTTGATCAAACGTTTCTTAATGGTCTTCTTAATGTAATGTCCACCATGTCCATCAGAATTTGGCTCATACACGCTTCTTTCAACGAAATAGTACCATCCAAATAGTTGCTCGCCCCATAGTTTAAAACTATCCAGTAAATGCATGTCGGAACCATCTGTTAAAGTTAGTTCTGCCTCGCAATATTTTATCCAACCTTCAACTGATTGGTCATCGTAGTAAACTCCTGGGTTAGCTATAAGATCGTCAATTCGATTCATTTCCATAGAGATTTCTTTACATACCGGAATCTCTCCTCGGATGACGGCATCTCTAAACATGCCGTAATATTTTGGAACGGCAGTGTTTGATAATGCCATAATTTATTCTCCTTATCCTTTTGAAATAATCTTCTTAATTTTTTCAGCATTGTTATAAAGGGTAAGAGCAGTAGTGGTAACAGCCGCAACAGTTGTTCCAGTTTTAATGATTTTTTGCATATACTCTTTTCCTTTACTAACATTGCTTTTGGATAATTGGGAATACTGTCGTTCCATCTGAAGACGATTTACAACTTTTCGAAGCTCATCATCGGACATTTCCTTAACCGATGATTTTTTTTTAGTCGCTTTTTTTGCAGCCTTATTGGCTACTTTTTGTTCATTGGCCTCGATTCTCTTTTCTAAAATAGTTTTATCTCTTTTGTCATATGCAGCTTGTCTTTTTTTAGTTAAACCCACACTAAGATGTCGTCCGTTATTAAGTCTTTCTAAATCACGTTTATCAACGGTTAATTGTCTTTTTGTTGTGAACATAGTTCGACCTGCTGGGTTCCTTCTTACACCCCATCTCATTCCTAGAATACCGTAATGGGTTAAATAATTATTACTCATCTTGGATTACCTCCTCTTCAGGTTCTATTGGGTCGGTCGCAACTTGAATTCTCCATTCAAGCTCGGAAGTCATTCGGTTTGTAGACTCAATTACAGCAGAGCTAAGAGGAGGATCGAAGAGAAGTTTTACTTTCATATAGGTGTAGGATTTTACAAATTCCAGCTTTGAACTCTCTGGAATAAAATCAGTCCATGCAGCAGTCTTATCTTCGATCGAAAAACCTTCAGAGGGGCCGACACCAATCTGGGTTAATATTGATAATACGGAATTGATGTGCATTATAAGATCCCCATCGAAGTGTGTATACTCTTCCGCAATTCCGAGCATCTTCTTGATTGACGTTAATATACTATCCATAGTAATTCTCCTTTACGGCTGAAACCGCATACATTTATCACTTTTATCTTTTTTATTTGCGCCTCCATGGGCAAGTATCATTTTTACTTCGTTCAATCGGTGCTTGAATCAGCAGACTTTCATCGCCATAATGAATAGCGTTATGAGTTGGGTGGGTGGTAGAGATTAAATATTCTGGATCTAATAGAAACTCGCTTCGAGTCTCGATATCTTTTGGCAGAATCGGATTCATGTGATGTATATAAATCTTTCCTCTAATCTCATAACCTTCAATGCCAAGGTCACAACCGTTATCTCTCACAATCACAAAATCGCGAACGGCTTTCCATTCAGGCGACTTATAAAAGTTCTGGTTAATGAATCTATCAAATCCAAATGTCTCTTCTCCAACAGCTCCATTGAGTTTTAGATATTGGTATCGTTCCTCAAATGTTTGTAACTTGGATAGTTCTGAATATGTCCTAATCATCTGAGTCACCTTGTCCACTGTAGTTTCTCATAGCATTAAGAGCATTAGAATATAACTCTTCGATTCTTTGCGCCGACTGCAAT